AATTCCTAGCTGAAAAATACCTTAAGCTCTATGAGCTACACGAAGAGGGGCAAGGGGCAGTAGCTAAAGGCTCACTTGATTCTCTTGCTAGGATGTTTGGACTAGACACTAAGAAAATTGATGTTACTACAAACGGGAACTCAATTAATATTCAAATTGAAAAGACTTATATGAATGGCGAAGATTAAGCTTTTACCTAAACAGACTCAAGCCCTTGATGTTTTACAGGATGGAAAGACTACAGAGGTGGTCTTCGGCGGTTCAGCTGGCTGTTTTGGCATAGACACTAAAGTTAAATGCTTTGGTGGTTATAAAGAGATTCAAAAGATTAACGTAGGCGATTTGGTTTACTCCTTAAATGAATCAAAAGACACCATTGAGCTAAAAAAGGTTAAAAACACTTTTATACATCGCACCACCTCCAAAAATGTATATTTTAGTAAACTATTAAATCTAAGGTGTACGGATGATCACAAATTCTTTTTTAGAGGTGAATGGACTGAAATTGGAGAACTTAGAAGGCGAGCAATGGAAGGAAGTCTATTCTCGTTACCTAATTTCAAACAAGGGGCGTATAGTAGCCAAGAATTGGAAGGGAAGCCAAAAGGCGAGTTTAATGAAGCCTGCAATAACAGGTGGCTATTTAAAGACAACATTTGTAATAAACGGAAAGCACAAGCATATTCAAGTTCACAGGGAAGTATTAAAAGCTTTTCAGCCTCACGAAAATCAAGACAACCTTACTTGCAATCACAAGGATTTAAACAAGCTAAACAACTGCTTAGACAATCTAGAGTGGATGACAATGGAAGAAAACAGGCAACACGCAGTAGAGCACGGGCACATAGGCTATCGTTGGACAAAGGGAATGCCTTACGATCCAAGGCGACATTTAAAGGGCGAGAGAATTGGCACTTCAAAAGTAACCGAGCAAATAGTAAGGGAAATACGTGCGAAGTTCAAACCAAGAGTTTACACAAGGGAAATGCTTGCCCAAGAATATGGTCTAAAGCCTTCAGGGGTGAAGGATATAATTTTAAGAAAGTCTTGGAAGCACGTGAAATAACCATAGAAGAAATTAAATCTTTTACCTCAATTGGATACACCAAAGAAGATGTGTTTGATATTGAGGTAGAGGATAACCATAACTTTATGGTAACTGAGCAAAATATTGTTGTTCATAACTCGGCTAAGAGTTTTCTAGGATGTACTTGGATTATCCACAATTGTTTCAAGTATCCTGAGACTAAATGGGTAATAGGTAGATCAAAGCTAAAAAACCTTAGACAAACCACCTTGCAGACCTTATTTGAGGTGCTAAAGATAATGGAGATAAGCTCAGAGCATTGGAACTTTAACCAACAAGATAACGAAATACGCTTTACAAATGGCTCAGTTATTCTTCTTAAAGACTTGTTTCTATACCCTAGTGATCCAAATTTTGACTCATTAGGCTCTTTAGAGATTACAGGTGCTTTTGTTGATGAGTGTAACCAAATCACCTATAAGGCTTGGCAGATTCTAAGGTCTAGGATTCGCTATAAGCTAACTGAGTATGATTTAATCCCTAAAATGCTAGGCACTTGTAACCCTTCAAAGAATTGGGTTTATGCTAATTTCTACAAAGCAGATAGGGAAGGCACAATATCTCAAGATCGTTGCTTTATTCAAGCCCTAACCCGTGATAACCCGCATTTACACGAAAGCTACATTCAATCACTAATGAACCTAGATAAAAACTCTAGGGAACGTCTTTTATTTGGCAATTGGGAATATGACGATGATCCTGCTAAACTATGCGAATATGATAAAATCCTAGACTTATGGAGCAATGAGTTTGTTACAGGTGGTCAAAAGTACATCACTGCCGATATAGCAGGTAGAGGCTCCGATAAGTTCCGAGTTTATGTTTGGGATGGCTTTAAGGTAGTTCATATCTATTCAGAAGCTAAAAGCACTGGCTTAGGGATCATCAATAAAATAAACGAGCTTGCAACTAGGTTCAAAGTGCCTAACTCAAATATTGTTTATGATGGTGATGGTGTAGGTATGGGCTTAAGTGGTCACATAGCTAGAGCACACGAATTTATTAACGGATCAAAGCCAAAAGGCAGGGAAAACTATAATAACCTTAAATCTCAATGCTATTTCAAGCTTGCTGAGGCTATTAATAATGCTGAGATATATATCATCCCTACTGAGGACAAAGAGGCTATTATAGAGGAGCTAGAGCAGGTCAAGCGAGATAACGTGGATAAGGATGGAAAGCTATCTATTTTACCAAAGGATAAAGTAAAAGAGGTTCTAGGTCGTTCTCCTGACCATTCCGATGCTTTGATGATGCGTTTTTACTTTGAGGTAGCAGGTCAAGTAGAGACTTTTAACGCTGATTTTTTCTAAGAAAAACTTTTTTAACTTTTTTCATCTAAACTATTGGATATAACAAATATTTTATATATCTTTTACAAAGAACGATAACGAAAGGCAACAAAATGTTAAACGCAAAAATCACTAAAATCATCGCTCAAATGATCAACGAAACAATCAGAGCAGAAGTTTCAGAGCAAGACAAAATCACAATCCTTACAGAAAACCTACCAACTCAATTTGCAAAAGCGGTGAGAGTACCTGTTGAGGTTTCAAAAGTTTGGTTTCACGATGTAGCAAAAATGATTGGAGGGGCTATCTAGCCCTAAAGGAGTGAAAATGAATAATTATGATTGTAAAATTGCTTATTATCTTTTTGGCGATGAGCACGCACTAAAGACGGTTGCAGAGTTTAAAAGAATGGAGAGTATAGAGCTTTTAAAACATAAGTCATATATTTTTGATCTATTCAAGGCTATTGACAATATTGATACATTGTTTGACGTGGCAAAGCCTGATATTGAAGATAAATTTGCGAAATTAGTTTTATTAGAGATAAAAAAAGTGCGAGCAAAGCTTTCAATTTTAAATTTTGATCGTGAATTTTTGGAAGAAGGCGGTCATTTAGATGATTATAAATTAAATGGAAATTGGGTTGGGTTACATGACAATTAAAGAGCTTAGGGAGTCTTTGTGAGAAGTTTAATAAGTTATTTATTTAAAATGATTGCAAGTATTGCAGTTGTTGGTCTGTGTCTATATATAAACTGCACAGGTAGTCATTTTTCAAGAGAAAATAGGCTTCAGAAAGTTTGTGAGTCTAAAGGTGAATACTACTATGATGCTTTTTCAGAAGCTTGTAAGAGAGGGTTTAAGCCGTGAAAAATAAATTAAATGATTTATATATTCAGTTTGAGAATATGAAGGAAGATTACGAGCTTCATATATCTAAATTAGACTTTCACGTTAAACAAAGCGAAAGTCTAGAATCTTCTTTGTGGGCTTTAGGGAAAAGAATTGAAAGAATAGAGCAGGGTAAAAATGGATTTTGATCTTTTTAGTTATTATCTTGGTTTTTTAATTGGTTTTGTTGGTAGTATTTTATTGAGGCGTTAAAATGCGTAAATTTTAGCGATTGAAAAAGAGTCTAGGGAGTCTTTATGAAAGTAAATCATAAGGTTATTTGTGGAATAGGTGAAAAATACAGCGTTATGCGTGTTTTTATTGATGGTTGTTTTGATCAGCACGAAACGAAAATAGCTGAATTTGATAACTATGATGATGCTTTAAAGGAAAAAATTGAGCTTGATTTTAGATTAGATGATTTTAGAAGGTGGCTCAATCAGCACGATTTACCCTCATAGACTCAAATAAGCTATATTTAGTATATACTTTGCAAAGTGAGTTTATATGTCAGAAGAAAATAGAAATGACAATTATAACATACATCCCTATCAAACAGGCGATTGGATAAATGTATCCTTTGAGCGTAATAAATATATGTTTCTCAAGGATTCTCGCTATGGTACAGGTGGATATAAGCACGGGAAGTACTTAGTACCTCATAAGCGAGAAAATCAAAACGATTACAACCTAAGACGATCCAAGGCTTTTTTTAATAACCAATATCAAGCTATTCTAAATGCCCACTATAAGCCTATTTTTAAAAATAGAGCTGTAAGGGTGATTGATGAGAGCACGCCTCAAGCTTATAGAGATATATACGATGTGTTTTTGATGGATGCTGATGGTAAGGGCAATGGATTACAAAGAACTATGGAGACAGCAGCAGGATGCGCTAAGAATCTAGGTGCTGCCTTTTTGGTGATTAATAACGACATTGACGTAGATAGCACTATTGAGGACGTTTTAGAATCCCGCTCAGGTGTTCCCTATGTGTTTATCGTTACGCCTGATATTATCAATGAATATACTACTGATTCATTTGGCAATTTAACCTCAATAGAGTGGTATCAGCAAGATGGTGAAAAGACTTTTAGCAGATATGGTTACGAGGGTGCAGGCTCTAATGGATTCCCTTCAAGTCCTAATAACGATGCTAGTAATGATGATGATATTATCATCGTTGGTGTTGATTTTGACTCTTGGTATATTCGCAAGGGTGCTGAGAAAATGGTTATTGCTGATAACTCTCTCGGTGTTCTTCCTGTTGTTCGCTTGGTAGAAGATGAAAATGATGCTATCATCCCTGAACCATCTCTTTACTCAGTAGCTAGGATGCAACACAGGTTATACAACCTAGATTCAATTATCACTGATATTCAAGATAACCAAGCCTTTTCAATCTTTACAATGCCCGTGCAAGGTGGGTCAGGAGTTGAATTTAGCACTTCTAAGGGTCTTAGTTACCCTATGGAAAGCTCTAACAAGCCTGAGTTTATTTCACCCGATGCGAGCCAACTAAAAGAGCTTAGAGAAGGTGAAGCCCACCTAGAGAACTCAATGTACAAGGCAGGGGTTGTGAGTCACCTTCAAAGATTCCAACAATCAGCAGAATCAAAAGAGATTGACCGAGCTAGGTTGAATGATTTGCTAGGTACTTTCAAGAGTCAAATTGAATCAGCAGAAGAACAGCTAATGTATATCTTCGGGCTTTACGTTGATTATGACTATGAGTACAAAGTTGCTTATTCGGATGATTTTGGAGTCTCTACACTAGGTGAGGTGACTGCTCGCTTTGTTGAGCTAGATCAAGCTAATATCTCAAATGCAGTTAGAACACGCTTAGAGAAAATGCTATCAATGGATCTATTTGAGTTTGAAGATGAAGAAGAAAAGCAGGATTTTTTAGATCAGATTGATTTAGAGAGACAACAAGCACTTAATCAAGAGCTTATAGATAATCAATTTTAGGGGGCAATAGCTCCCTTTTGTTTTATAT